ATCTGGGACACCTGCTTGGCTGTGGCAATGTTTGCTGAAATTGCTTGAGAGACCTTGTCGAACGCCATCTTGGCAACAGCGGCCGCACCAAGCATCGCTGCAAAGCGATTTGTTGCCTGCTTGCCAAACTCACCCATCAAAGATTGTAGGTAACCAATAGACTTCTGTGCCTGTTGGGTGTTGGCTGTTACATTGACTTCAACATTATGCGTGGTCATCTGCGTGCCCTGCGGGCTTCCTCCTTGATTTTTGCCAACGCCTCCGCCTGCATCTTTGCCAGAGCCTCACGCTCGTCCTTGGCACGGGCATCATCTTCCGTGCTGACTATCTGGGTATCGGAACCCTCTTGGATGGCAAAGGCGGTGAGAAGCCAGATGGCTTGACCTACGGGGGTGTTCCAAGCCTGCTCCATATCCATTCCCAACTTTGAGGTCATCATAACCACCATCATCAGCGGGAAGGGCACATTGTCCTTCTGCTTGATGGTCTCCGTCTTGTCCTTGCTTATCGTCACGGGGGATTGCGAACACTCGGAGATGTAGTTGAAACAGGACTTGATGATGTCCGTGAAGTAGACCAAGTTGGTCTGCATAAGTGTTCGGAACCACAGTTCCCTTATGGAGAGTGAACCAAATGCGTTTTCGGGGTGGTCGCTCTGGCACACTCGTAGGAACACCATCACATTCTCCGTAGTGAAGTCTTTGGGCTGGGGGTCTTTCGATACGAAAGGCGACTCCAGAGCCGTCAAATACATCATATGACGAAGGCTGTAAGGGCGAAGCCCGTAGCATCCGATTTTCCACCTGCGTGGAACTACGAAGGCCGTTAGAAAACGACCATCCATAATGTGCTATTAAGACGCTCCGGGGATAGACGGAGTGTATGTCGCTCCAGCGGGAGCAAGAGCCGCGATACCAGAGTAGGCCGTGCCCGAAAGGCTGAACGAGTGGAAGCCATTGGCTGTGCCGTTATAACCCACGCTCTGAATGACGATTTTATCCACATTGATAGTCAGCACATCGCCCGCCTTAATGTTGGGCATATTCGTAGTGTTGCTCGCAAGGACTCGTCCGTCAACAGAAACATTAGCACGGAAATCTGCCATACGAACGCCAATGACAGTCCCCATTTGGTCGGTGACCTCTTGGGTATTGGCATACTGTGCATCACGCTTGTAAGAGTCCACGATGATACCCGTGACATCAATGTCGGGAAGACCATAGTGAAGAATTGTTCCAAAAGTGACGGGAGCCGCAGTAGGCGTCTGGGGTGCTGGAGGAACTGTGTCGGGCATTGGCGTTTAAGGGTTTCAGATTGCCCCTTGTCAACTTGCCCACACTACCTTCACAGAGGCTCTGGAGCCTCCGCAATCGGGGCGTAATTCACCATAGCATCGAAGTTGAGAACCGAGGAAAGTTTGCGACCCTCGTGAGCCTCACCTACGGCTCCGGGGATGAGGTCATAGATGTGCAATCCTTTTACTCGTGACTTACGCCTGCTCTGAATGTTGCGAAAAATGTTGGTTATCTGGTAGACAATCGAGGTATGGGCATTGACGCTCGTCTCGTCATAGGACGACATCACAATGACCGACACGGCAATCTTGTAATTACCCAGATTGTCGGGCTGTTCGGGCAGGGCTGACATAGCCTGCCCAGCCACAATGACAATGGCTGGAAATGGTCTGTCCTCCGTTCGGAGCGACTCCACAATTTGGTGCGAGCCGTTCTGGAAAAACGGGTCGAGCGTCCACTTGAACTGTGCTTCGATGGCTCTTCTAATGCTCATAGGTCTCTACCTTGGTTCTCTGTCAAGGTGTGCCCCCGCTACCGCCACTACCTCCACCTCCCCCAGCAGGCGTAGCGTGTTTGGCAAGAATGGCATCTACCTCTCTTTGAAGAGTAGTCTTCAAATCTTCGCCTTGCTCCCTTAATACTTCTTCAATGATACCCCACCTACTAATCATTGAGTTGAAGTCCCCGTAAGCATTGTTGGCTTTGATGGTAAGTCCATCGCCAGAGATGGTGGCTCCACCAGAGCCAATGCTTGCTCCCTTAAAAGGGGTTGGAATGTTATGACCAAGGGCTGCGAGAGCCTTGACCCATCCGTTTGCCATCTTTCCTATGCTTAATTGCTTTTGAAGGATGTAGTTCTCAATGGCTTCCCTGTCTCGGACGGCAATGCGGAGTTGTGGGTTCTTGGCGATTTCGGAACGAATACCCCCCGTCTTCGAGTCACGCAACTTGTCGTGCAACTCCTCCGTAGGCTCCTGCACGAACTCTTTTACATTTGGATTTTCCTCCCAGCCCGCCATTTTAAATGTTTTGTAAAGGGTATCTATGTCCTGCTTTTCCCAAGCCCTCTTCATTCTCGAACTACGCCAAATTATCGGATTGTTGAGGCTCCACAGCACGGCCGTATTCTTTGCCATTATTAGGTCTCCCACCTTGGTCTTGTCCCAAGTGGTGAACACCCTGTTGATTTCTTTTGTGAGATTTTCTTCGCCTTGGTCTACGGCAGAGTTCGTGTTGCCCCCACCGCCTCTTGGGTCGTTGCCCAATACGGGGTGAGACTTCTCAAGAAGGTCTCTTATGGTGAGAACCATAAACGCCCGCAGGATGTATGGCAACTTGTCCAGCATCTCCTGCTGACCAGCACCCATATTCTTTGCGACCTCGGCAGCGTTGGTCGTCACATTGACTGTTATTGCTGTTGGGCTTTTGCTCACACAGTTCCTGTGATACCCGTGGATAGGTCAATCCAAGGAGATGGTCGTCTATCTGTAACCGAAAGAATGGTGTGTTTTTTGTTGAAGAAGAACAACTGCTCTCCCTGTTCTGGAGGATTGACCGAATATTCGCTCCCCGCAGGGGCGTAAATACGGACGGAGTGATTGCCGTCATAGGTCATACCACCATCAGCCATCATTTGAGCAATGGAAGACCTGCTAATCATCGCCACATCATCCTTGCCACGAAACTTGATGGGACGACCAAAGGTCTCCAGAAACTCTGGCCCGTCGCCCGTCATTTCTTCCCATAGTGACCCCATAGGTTAATCCCTCTCGTTTCCGTCTTCGTCAAAGGCGTTGTCCTCCTTGGTCGTGGCAACCAGCATCTTTCGGACAAACTTTTCAAACTTCGCCATATTCTTCAGACCAGCCTTGTGTTCCTTGTCGTCTGGAAGGCGTGCGTTCTCCTTTGGCTCGTGGTAAAAGTCGCCATTCTTACCGCCACCAACAGCGTAGGCAATCTGCATACTTTCCTTGAGGTCAAAGCGGTCTTCGTGTGTTGAATCAAACAGGGTCTCAAGGGCATCCTTGAGTTCCTCTGGAGCCTTGTCTATCCACTCGTTCTCGAAACTACGCCTCCAGACCTGTGGCTTGGTAATGGCAGGGTTGAGATTCTTTCCACGGAAAGATAGGAAGTCGTCAGAAATCTTCTTTTCAACCTTATCAATGACCTTGGAACCCTCGCTCGCCTTGGACTCCCAAGCCTGCTTGACGGCTTTCTCACGGGCTTCTTCTGCCTCGGCTTCCATCTCTGCCTTCTTGGCTTCCAACTCACGCTTCGCTTGCTCCTGTTGGTCAACAGACCACTTCCTATCCTTCATCTCCCTTGCGAGTTCTTCTTGAAGGCGGATGTATTGTTGCTCCAAGACATCGTTGTATTCGGTCTCGGTTTCTTCGACCTCCTTCTTCTCTGCTTCGTTCTGCCTGCGGAGTTCCTCCGCCTTGGCTCTTAGGCTTCTCGACAACTCGCTCCTTGCGGCTCTACCTTGGGATGCTGTGCTACCTCTTGCCATATGCTTGTGGGTTTCTGTCCACCAACAAAAAGGGCATCCGTTAAGATGCCCGTGTGGTGAACCAGCGTCTCCGCTTATTCTTCGGTGTCTTGTCCCAACCCCATATCAATGAGGTAGGACATAGAGGCTTGCTCGAACAGGAAGTCGGAGAAGGTCACGCCTTCCATAACTTCGGGGCGTTCCTTAATCTCGGCATCAAAGATTTTACGAGCCTTCGCCATCTCGGTCGGGGCGTAGCCCGCACGGATGAGATTGCCGTTATCATCTCCAGCCACAGGAGGCTTGATTGCCTTGTCGCTCTTCTTCGCCATAGTAGGATTACTTCTTGAGGTTCTTGGCGGCTTCTTCAGCCTTCTGAACGAGGGCTTCAGCCTTCTTCGCATTGTTGCGGAACACCAACGCACCAGCGATGAAGCCGATGACGAGACCAATGAGGATGTTAATCATTTTGTGTTATTAGGTTTGGGTTGAAATTACATATCAACGGCAGTCGGAGTGCCGTCAATGTCGAGGCTCACGCCTTCAATCTTGTTGCCACGCTTCTTCGGGGCAGGCATCGGAACTTCGTTCTTCTTGCCTTCGGGAATCGGAGCCTTCTTCTGCTCTTCGGGCTGTTGCACAGCACCAGACGCATCACGCTGACCAAGCGTAGCAGTCACCTGTTCGGTAGACTTGCTCCGTCTGTCAGCAATGGGATGCTGGAAGAAGTATGCCTCCTTGCCCGTTTCACGCAGACGAACAAAATGCTCGCTCGCCTTGTTTGCCTCCGCCTTAATGTATGCCGTTGAGATGGGCTTACCATCCTTGCCGACTTCGATGACGATAGAGAACTTCTGGCTCATAGGTCAGTAGCGTGCCTCGACTTCCTGTGTTGTCAACAGGTAATTAGTCGGGGATGCCCGTGGCGAACTCACGGACAACGCCATAAGCGTCCGTGTAGAGACCAGACACCTTCTCGGCAACCACCGAACGGGTCGGCTGGGGTTCGAGGTAAAGGTAGGCATCCAGACCAGAACCCAGAGCAGTAGCAAGGGCGGCACGAGCGGTGACCTTCGAGGTGTATTGAGTGACGACAGTTGTGCTATCTGAAGGGTCAACTGTGATGAGGATTGAGAACTTGGGATAAGCCATTGTTGTAAGGGGTTAGAAGCGGTTGCATCTGGGAGGCTGTCAACTTGCACTCACTTCGTCCATAAAGCCTAACCATACAGGGACAAAAAAAGACCCCATCCGAAGATGAGGTCTTGTTCGTGCGGTCGAAGACCGCCTCTTTTACGAGGCGATAATCTTGGCGAGGCAGGCAGAGTTACCGACAGTCACCCCGTAGAGGATGGACATCGAGAGTTTCTGCTCACCAGCGTCACCATCATACCACTCACGGACTTGAATCGAGAGACCCGATTCAGCGTCAGTCGCAGTAGCGACATTGCCATACCAATTGGTCGGGGTGGCAGGCAGACGAGCCGCGATGAGGATGGCTTCCGGAGAGACAGCGATACCCTTGAGGTTCGTGATGGTCGCAGGGAGAGCGGTGTATTGGTTAACCTCGAAGCCGTGGATACGGGGCAGGAGGTTCTCGGTCAGAGGAGCATTCGTGCCCGAAGCGTATTGGGCTTGGATGCTGTTGTCCTTGGCGAGGGAGGTGTAGAGGGAAGGCTTAACGATGAGCGTGCGACCAGCCATAGGCACATTGGCATCGGTAAGAGCCTGCGAGATGTCAGCGACAGCGTCAGCATCGAAAGCCGCGACTGTGCCGTTGTAGCCCGTGGACGGGAAGTTAGTGCCGTCAACGAGGGCGAACACATCGTCCATAACAGCCTTCACGACAGCGTGAGCGGCAGGGCGGATGAAGGTTCTGCGAAGCACATCGTAGCCACCCTTCGAGACTTCACCATCGGTGAAGCCCATCACGAAGCCCTTGTGCTTGTTGAGGGTGACTGTCTTGGAAGTCGAGGTGACATCCGAGCGGGAGTAGCCAGAAGCGGCAATGTCAGTAGCCGCAACGCCAGAGGCGATACGAGTCGTGACAGACTCACCACGCTGAAGAATGTCGCCACCGAAGTCCGTAGTGAACTTGTTGACGAGCGGGAATTGAGCAAGAAGCGTTGTGAGCGAGTCTTGTGCAATAACCTGCAAATTAATACCACCGAGTGTATTGCTCATAGGATTGTTTTATTATTGGGGTTAAGGGTTTGGGTCTTGAAAGTTGTCAACCGATTAAGCGTTCGCCTTTTCGTTGGCGATACGCTGGGCGGCTCCGAAAGCGGCTTGACCACCAGCCTTCGCGGCCTTGTCGCCAGCACGATAGCGTGCCCCAGCGGTGTCCTTGAAGATTTGGTTGATAGTGCCGATGTTGGTGCGTCCGTAGCCAGCCTTGGACAGGAGGGCGTTCAGTTTTGCGGCGACAGGAGAGTCGGAAGGGAAACGCATCGTGCCCTCCTTGGACATATGCTGGTAGACCCAAGCACGGACATCCTTGTCGGGAATAGCCTTAGGATTAATCTTCCAGCCGTTGAGGTTGCCATCCTTGTCGAACGCCGCGCCCTTGAGGGACGGAGGCAGGTTGATAGAGAGAACGCCATCCTTCTGGTTGCGGGTAACATCCACTCGTGTGCGTTGCACAACGAAGGGTGAACCAGAGCCGAACTTGATGGACTGAACGCCATCTGGGCCGATTTGGACTGTGCCAGCACCCTTCTGCTCCTGTGTGCCATCGGGCTTGATGAGCGTAAAGGCGGCACGCTTGCCACCGAAACGGGTATCCTGCACGAGGATTGAGCCATCAGCAGACTGCATAACCCCGATAGGAGTCTTCTCAAGCAGTTTGCCGACTTGGGAGGCAGGGATGCGGAGCGTTCCGCCACCTGCGTTCTGCACACGGGCGAGTGCTTCAAGCACATCGCCACCGCCAGCGACAGCGGCATTAGCCGCCGCCTCTTCGGCACGATTACGAGTGCCGTAATCGCTCAACTTGTTCGGGTTAGCCGCCGAACGGACATAGACATTAACTCCGCCTCTTGCCATTTTGGTGTAGGGTTTGGGTTTGGGTTAGTTGGGAATTACGAGCGAACCTTACGCTTCAGATTGGCTTGGACAGCCGCGTTGATGCGGGTGGCGTTAGCCTTGAAGTAGCGGTTCTTCTCACGGGCATCCGTAAGGGACTCAAACTTGGCGAGGATGTCCGCATCTGTGATAGGAGCATCGCCTTGGATTTCAGCCGCAACAGGCTCCGAGACGCTCTGGGCGACAATCTTCGCCGCCTTGGCTTCGAGGGACTTGTCGGAGGCTTCGGCTTGGGCGAACTTCGTCATCATCGCTTCAAACTTGGCTTGCAGTTGGGCGACAGCGGTAAGGGCTTCGTCCTTCGCCTTGATTTCAGAAGCGAGGGTTTCGCCCTTCTTGGCGAGTTCGGCTTCAACGAGTTGCTTCGCCTTGGCGACTTCAGCCAGACGAGCCACAGCGACATCGACAACGGAGTCGAGGGCGGTCTGGGCGAGGGGGGACTTGTCACCGACTTCGGTCGTGTTACCCTTCGTAGGGGCACAGCCGTCTTCGTGAACCTTGGTGGTTTCCGGAGATTCGGCTTTAGCCTTACCCTTCTTGGCATCCTTCTTTTCGAGCGTGGACTCTTCTTCGTCTTGGTCGGGCTGACCAACGACATCCTGCTTGTTAATGCCGGGTAGGCAGTTCTCACCCTTCTTGGCGGTTTCCTTCTTTTCCTTTTCCTGCTGGACGAGTTGCTTGAGGTATTCCATCAGAGGGGCAGGGATTTCGTCTTCGCCAGCCTTCTTGGCTTCGGGTTCCAGAGAGGCTTCTTCAGCCTTCTTCGCACCCTTGCCCGGCTTGGACAGGGTCTTTTCGTGGACTTCGTTTTCTTCGCCACCTTCAGCGTCCTCCTTCTTCTGCATATCGGGGGACTCCATAATTTCTTCGACATCGGTTTCACCCTTCTTCATCGAAGCCTTCTTGGCAACCTTGCCGATGCTAGGATGCGTGGTGTTGTCCTCGTTGACATTGTTCTTGTTCGGGTCGAGACCCGGCTGGGGGATGATGTCACCAAAGTCCTTCTTCTCTTCCTTGAGGGGAGCCTTGAGGGTCGAGTCAGCCTTCTTGGACTTTGCCTTGGAGGCGTTGCGATACTCACGGAGCATTTCCATTTCGTCTTCGGAGAGTTCTTCCTCTTCCTCGTAGGCCTTGCCTGCCTTCTTGCCCTTCTTGGACTTGTAGTTGCAGGCTTCGTCCTCGGACTCTTCTTCCTTCTCTTCAATCTTCTCCTTGATGAAGTCGGGCATTTCAGCCTTGGAACCCTTCTTCTTACCAGCATCGAGGTGTTGCTTCTCGGCAGGGGAGTTGCCTTCTTCGCCTTCTTCGAGTTGGCGTTCGACATACTTGTTGAGGTCAGCCTTCTTTGCGGCTTCCTTTTCGAGGCGAACCACATTGGCTTGGATTTCCTTCAGAACCTTGGCGGTCATCTCACGCTCGGCAAGGAGTTCGCCCAACTTGGCGACAATGAGGGGGTCAACAGCGACAGGCTCGGAAGCCTTCGGAGCCGAAAGAGCGGACTCGATTTCGGCAAGACGCTTGGAGAGGGCTTCCTTTTCAGAAGCGAGGGATGTGACCTGCTCGGAGAGGGCGAGGGTCTGCTTGGACGCTTCGACAGCCTCCTTGAGTTGCTGTTCAACGGACTTGGTGTTGCTCATAGTTCGGGGATTTAAGGTTTATGAAATGTCAACCGATGTAAGGACTCGGCTGGGTAGGAGTTGTGAAAGATGTCGGGTTCAGAGGCGATGAATACATCTGGGGAAGCATCTGGCGGTGAGCCTGTCTGCGGGTATTCTTGATGTCTTCCAACAGGGCTTCAAAGGAGTCAACCACACCCGTGGTTAACCCCCGGCTTGCCGCCTTGTCGCCATAGAACGACTGCCCTTGTAGGTCTTCCAGCGAGGCAAACTGTCGCACGGAGCGAACATCTCGAATGAAACGGGAGTGCAATTCGTCCACTTCGTCTTGAAGGGCGTTGATTTGGTCGGGGGTAAGGCTCGTGCCTTCGACACCGGCTGCCTTGTATTTTCCCGACTTGATGACGACAACTTCCTTACCCTCCTTCTCGAACTTCTTACGCTCGTCAGTCATCGTGATGTAAACGCCACAGGCTCCTACTGATGCGGAGGGAGTGCAAACAAAGCGTTTGCATTGAGATGCCATCCAATAAGCAGCGGAACCACAGTCGCTATCCGTGAAGGCGATGGTCGGCTTCTCGTAATTGCGGATTTTCTTGGCAAGTTCCTCCAGACCCGTGGTGCTACCACCCCCAGAGTCCATACGGAGAACCACCTCAAAAACTGTATCGTCCTTTGCCCAAGCATCGAGTTTTTCGGCAATGCGGTCGATGTCGGCACAGCCAAGCATCGCTTCAAGAGCAGTTAGGCACTTACCAATGACCCCACGCACGGGGATGATACCCGTTCCATCCTGCACATACGGCTGGGATGCCACAGCAAGACCAGCGGAAGCCGCCATAGTCTCAATGTCTTCCTCGTCATCGGTTACAGGGGCGGCACGAAAACGCTTTGCCTTTGGGCCGACTTCAGCCTTAGGCTTCGGGTTCATATATGCCGACAGGTGGTGAGCAATGTCGGGATTAGAAACAAGCATTTCAGCGTTCTGAAGGAACGCCTGTGCCTTGATTGGGTCGATAAGGAGGGGTCGTCCCGCCTTTAAGGCATAAGTTAGGTCGCTTCTAATCATCGAGAGAAAGGTTGTTCCCTGTTACGGGAAAGCCCCGGATTTTGTTTTGGGAGCGTGTCAACAGAAGTTTCCATTTGTGTTGCTGGTTCTGCTGGGGGCATCTTCGGAGGCGGGGCGAGTTCTGGTTCGCTATTTGTAAGCGGGTCGCCCGGCATCTCTTCAGCCTTTTGTCCCATAATCTGTTCGATAGGCACAATCTGCGGTTGTCCGTCTGGGCCAGGCATAACCACGCCCAACGCTCCATCGGGAATTGTGTTCGGGGCGGGCTGTTGCTGACCACCTGCTCCACCAGAAGGAGACTTACGCCACAGTTTGTCCGCCGCCACGCCCGTCTCCTTGGACACACGCTCGATGAAGGCGTGGTCACGGGCAATCTTGCGAATGGTCTTCTCGAAGCCATAGCCACGGGATTGGAAGTCATCGGAGGGCGGGATACGACCCATATCAAGGTCGGCACGCTCGTTGGCTCCTTCCCTACCTGCGTCAACTGTAACGGACTTACAGCACACCCACTCGGTCTTCCACCAATTGCGGGCGTTCGGGATGTCTTTCTTCTTGTCGATGCGATAACCAAGCCAGAATTGGAAGTAATCCTGCAAGAAGCGGGAGATAATCACATTCTGTCTATGGGCGAAAAATCTGCCCGCCTTGGCAACTACCAAGCGAACGGAGGCCCCGCCTGCACGAGTGGGGTCAGCCACGAACTCATATGGCAGACCTCCCATAATGCTATCTCTGCGTAGGTGGTCAATAAATCCCGCAAAAGCAGCAGATGGGCGGGCTGACTGATAAGAAACAAGGCTCTCATTGTTACCAAGAACTGCGGTCACACCACCCAGCACTCGGTTGAGGGCATCGGGGTCGGTGTTGGCTGTGGCAGAATTGCCTTCGCCCAGAGGCTGACCAAGACCAAGGTCGCCCGAATCCATACGGGTGTCTTCAACTTTGAGGATACGGGATGTCCTACTGTTGTCTTTAACAGCGACTTTTTCCATCGCCAGCAAGTCCATCTCGTCACGCATATGGTTAATGGCGTGCTGGTGGGGCGGGAAGGCTCGGCTCTGGGAGGCGTATTCGGGGTCAAAGATGTGAATCATTGATGCCGCCTTGATAGCCTCATACTTACCATCGCCCTGCTTCACATAGTAGAAGGTAGGCTTTCCGTATTTGTCGAAACGGATGCCGTCAAAGATGTCGGGAAGCGACATCGCATCGGGGGCGGTCTCAACTCTGTGAGCCTCGATGAGTTGGAACTTTGGGTTACCCTTGGCATCCCTTGTCTTGATGACAAAGATTTCCCCGTCTCTATCTAGGGCTTCGCAAATGATGTAGAGCGACTCCAGCATCGAGAAGCGTCCGCTGATTTCGGGGCGGATGCACTCCTGCTCCCATTCGGCTTCCACGAGGTTTTGCCAATTATAATCGCCACCCAGACATTGTAATCCGACACCCTCACCTATCGAGTAGATGGCGGTGTCCTTAATCATCTGCTTGTAGAGTCCGTTGTTCTTTTCGAGCCAACGGGAAAGGCGAACCATCTCCCTGCGGGTCGCTCCCGTCATTTCCATACGGAAGTCGGTCGGCTGGGGAGCGTCTATGCGGGTTCTGTGAACCGAATAACGGGTAGACTCGAACGCCCCTTGGTAGGCTTTCGGCTTCAGAAGGTTAGACAGGCTCATACGAACCCTGTCAAAGACTCCGAGTTTTGGTTGGTTATCGGGAGGCATCAGCGGTCAACAAGTCGATTGTAGTTCGTGTAAAGTCCACGAGTCCGCCCGTCCAGACGCTGAAGGGCGTAGTTCGCCTCTTGGAGCATCTGTTGAGGAGGCAAAGCAAATTGTTTGCTGGCATTATTCGCACCATCCCCGTAGGACATAATGGTCTTCCCTTCCAGAATGAGAGCAACCGCCTTGTCACGGATAGCCTCAATGGTCTCACGGGGAAGTCCGACAAATAGTCCGTTGGCTGGCATCGTGCTTTTGGCACGCTGTCAACGGGCGAACCAGCCTTACTTCTTCTGCTCGAAGGCTTCCTTCACAATACGCTCAAACTGCTCCTTGTATTTTTCGACCAACTTCTCCTGTTCGGGAGTCATCGGGATTTTCTTGAAGCGGGTGTCGTCATCCTTGACATCTTCAACGGGTTGCTTGTCTTTGCTCATAGGCGGTAATAATTGCTGGAAGTTTGTGGAGGTTCTTCTTTTGGTTTTGGCGTTCTTGGCTTACGGGGTGCTTTTACATCCCTTGCTTCGCCAATGGTAAACCCTCTTGCAGTCACCACGGGGGGTGGGACAAATGAAACCAAGTGCGGAGGCTTTCTTCCACTCTGAATCTTGTGTTCTGGAGACGGAGACAATGCCGCCTTGAAGGCTTCGCCTTGAGACTTGGTGTCTCTCAAGTTAACAGGTAGGGGCTTCCAATCCTCGTAGCCCTTATTGGGCTTGAAGGTGAACTTGGCTCCAAGGCTTTTAGCCGTGCTTTCGGTTTCCGCCAGCATCACCATACCAGCCATCTTGCTGACGGCTTCGTGCAGGCTCTTTATATTCATCGAGGGGTTCATTCTGATGGCGTTAAACAAAACGCCTTGAGCCGCCGATTGAATCGCTTGTATGCGGGTGTTAAAGCCAAACATTTCAGCCTCAACAACCAAACGACTCTTCTGGGAATACTCTGGTGTAAAGTCCAAGCGATA